GGAACTCATCACCGCCAAATTCACGACTACTTGCTGGTAATTTAGTAGCTTCATCTAAGCCAGATAGACTACGAATTCTATTTAGGTCTTTACTTTCGTCTAATTCTAATTCACTATGCGGAAAAGCCAGGTATGTGTCACCATTCTCATCGCCAGGACGAATAACAAACACGCCGGCGTCATCATCACCGGATTCATCTTGACCAATTTCCCAACCCATTGCAGTCAATGTTTTTTGAGCTTTAGCCATTTGTTCTTCTGTGCCTAACCACCACTGAGCGGCTAATTTTTTTAATATTTCTTCTTCATCGGGCTCACGTTCATCACCACCGGGAAGGGCAAATTCGTCTACCTTTTCTTCATCAGGCATATCACCTGCTTTAGCAACGAATTGCTGAGGTGTCATAATACTGATACCACTAGGTGCGCCGGGCATTTTTGGCTCTACGCCTTCGAATAGTTCTTTGAAATTCATTTCTTGTGGTTCCTAATGTATTGTTCTGCTAGCATTACTAATTCTTGCATTTGTTCAATGGATTCACAATGCCATCTACGCAAACTCTTATTAATATTGCTGTTTGGATCACGTGCTGTTTTAGCACTTGTACGGTGTTTCTTCATACCACGCATTCTAGCGCAGAAGCTAGCACGGCGCTTTGCGTCCTTGCTACCCTTTTTAATCTTGCTTGGTTTAGTTGTAACTGCTGTTTGAATCTTGCTACCAGGATGGCTGCGGCGATAACTACTTACAGATTTTTTACTCATTCCACCTACACGTTTGTGATTGTACTTTGACCAATTCTCGCCCTCGTCCATTTCCTCTTTTTTATGAATAGCAATGGCGGCTTGCTGTGCTGGATTTGCGGCTTCGGTTAATATTTCTGTTATTCTCATAATGGTATCCGTAAATAGTTGACTTTATTGCGTAGGTATGCTACACTATATGTATTATTTATCATTTTGGTCTATCTATGTACACAAATCAGTCAGTCAAACGCATCGGTTTCGCTTGTAAATGGGCAGAAGTTAACAAGAAGGGTGAGATTGTTTCAGCCGAAGGTCTTAACACGGGCGGCACAACTCATGCTTGGGCAAAGCGTAATAGTCGTAGTGTTGTAGAAGAAAAGATTATGGATGTTGCAAAACGCAACATTATGAATACGCACAATCTTGTTAAACGTGTTGCTACACTTGATCCACAACTACGTATGGTTCGTCTTACTAGTGATATGCTTAGTTTTTATACACTAGATGAGTACAAAGACTTTTGGCAAAGTACTGATGTACAAAACAGTTTGGCACATTGGTTTGCACCAATTGGTGAGACAGCACGTGCTAGTGATGTTCGTCTAAGTTTTCACCCCGATCAGTTTGTAGTTTTAGCAAGTGACCGTGAAGAAGTAGTAAATAAGAGTATTGAAGAATTTGAATATCATTGTGACATGGTTCGTATGATGGGCTATGGAAAATCATTTCAAGACTTCAAGGTAAATGTACATATCTCAGGACGTAAAGGCCCACAAGGCATTCGTGAGGTGTACAATAGATTATCGCCAGAAGCGAGAAACACACTAACACTAGAGAATGAGGAATACACACATGGACTTACTGACTGCTTATCATTATCTGACCTCGTACCTACGGTCATGGACATCCATCACAATTGGATTAGAGAAGGAACTTATATTGACTGTAATGATGACCTTGTTAAAAAGGTTATTGATAGTTGGCGCGGTATTAGGCCTACTTTACATTACTCCGTCAGTCGTGAAGATGTACTTGTCGGGCATTCCGGATCACAACTACCCGATCATGGTGCGTTGATTGAATCAGGATACAGTAAACAGAAACTTCGGGCACATAGTGACTACTATTGGAACGAAGCAGTTAACGATTGGGCATTGACATTTATCGATAAATTTGATATGATGTGCGAAAGCAAAGCTAAAAACTTAGCCAGCTTTAAATTACTAGAAAGATATAAATGTTTGACAAAATAAAAAACTTATTTAAAAAACCAGAACCTGTAAAGCCAGTGCAGGAAAAGAAACCACGACAAAGTAAAAAGAAAAAAGAAGATAGTGTTCTATCTGATAAGGAAAAGGCAACTAAAGAAGGCATGCCGTATGTTAATATTCTTAAAATGGAATTAGATCCATACGATATTAACACCGGTGCATTTGAATTAGATTGGAATGACAAGTTTGTATTGAATTTAATTAAAGCTGGATTTAAGATCCGTGACGATGATAATGATACAATAATTGTTGAACGTTGGTTTCAAACAGTATGTCGTAATGTCGCACTAGAACTCTATGAACAGCAACAAGCTGATCCGGAGAATCGTACAATGGCTAGTGAAATGCGTGTGGTCCGTGCTAAAGATTTGGGTAACGGGCGTACAGAAGTTAGTTAAAAAGGTTGACGTTAAATGGATTTAGTATTATCATACGTATATATTAACAACTCTAAGGAGTAAACATGAAACTCAAAATCCCAAAAGGTCAAAAAATTGACATTAGCAAAATCTACAATCCCGTAGATGCTAAAAATCTTGTTCAGCGTAAACCAAAAAAGATTACTGATCTTATTGAATTGGCTGAACAGAATCCCAAAATCATGACCGAATTGAATCAGCTTAAGGCGCAAGGTGTGAAATTTAGTACTAATGATTTTGGTGTTTCAGGATATACAGCACTTAAGGATTATTTGTTTGATGAAATTGCACAAAGAGATTTGGTGTTAACACATATATCAAATACATTGCCTGTTTTTAACCCTTCACTTACTAGTCCGGCTTTTGTTGCAGATGTTGAAGGTGATCTTTATAATTACGATACACAGCATGGGCTTACTATGTTTGCGTTGTTGTGTAAGCATGGTCTCATTAGTGAAGTCGATGCAGATAATTATCTTAATGCAAAATATGCATCGTATACTATTCCCAACGCAAGTGCAGGATTACCGGCATACAGCGCAATGACACGAAATGGTTTAGGTCAGAAAAAATGGTCTAGTATCGATCATCATAAAACTAAAGTAGGATTAGCCCGACAATATCCTGCAACTTACGGGCAAATGTTTGCTAAAGAAGCAAAGCTACAGGACTTGTGCGAATTGTATGAAACTATTCCAGTTAGTCCACAAAGTGTATATAATGGAAAAGCCGGTACTATTAGTCGTGTTGATGCATTGTACAAATATGAATTCAATCAAGTAGAATTTACTTTGGAAAGGCATAAAGCACACTGGCACGGTACAAATTTTGATGATGCCGCATATGGTTTTTATGGTAATATGATTGCGTACGGCAAGAGTGTTGGATGGACTAAAAAAGAGTTAACAAAACTATCAGACCATTTGAATGCTATTGTGTTTGACTTTTTCACAGACCTTGCAGGCGCCCGCACTGAAGTTGTTAATGCACATGAGCGTTGGTTCAAGGCTTGTAATCCATTAGCAAGAAAAGTACCTAGTCCAACAGATGATTGCTTTTTAGCTATTATTCAAAAAATTTATTTGAAGTTGAATGGTTCTCAAGTAACTAGTCATGCTTATAATTTTATTCACAATGGTAAAGACATTTACGATTACTTACCCGAAGAAATTAAAAATAAGGTAGATAGCTATGCAAAAATTGGTATTGACTGGTGATTACTCGTGGTTCTATATACTAGAGTTATCACACAATAAGATTAAAGGGTTTGGTATTACCACAAGTGCAGAACGGCGCTTGAAAAAAGGGTATTGCTATCCATCTGCATCAATTCAAACGTTTAGTAATTTATATTATGGAAAAAAGTCACAGATACAGGCTTTGGAGCGTTGGTTTAAAAATCAATATCGCAGTGAATTATTAGTTTTAATTGATCGAAAACTTGAATGGATTGATCCAAACAGCGAACTAAATGATTTACAAATAATGATTAAGACAATTGAAGATAGGATTGTGTCTTGCAATTATACCGAAATTTATCGTATCAAACAGGAATATCTGCCTTTTAGTCCCAGTAAAATTTTTAAAGATATTAAAGATAATCCTGATCTGTTTTTGGAACAATTAATAGTTGACAACATCTAAATAGTAGTATATAATAGACACATGAAATACGCACTCATTGACACAGCAAATACATTCTTCCGTGCCCGTCACATTGCATCACGTAACAGTGATACATGGGAAAAGATCGGCATGGCACTACACTTAACATTGGCAAGTACTAATCAAATTGTTCGCAAGTTTGGTGTGGATCACGTTGTGTTTTGCTTAGAGGGTCGTAGCTGGCGCAAAAGTTTCTACGAGCCGTACAAGAAAAATCGTATCGTTGATACACTATCACAGACAGAAGCAGAGATTGAAGAAAATAAAATGTTCTGGGAAACATACGATGTTTTCACAACCTTCTTACGTGAGAAAACCAATACCAGTGTCCTTCGTCATGCTGAGGCTGAGGCTGATGACTTAATTGCACGTTTCATTCACTTGCATCCCGATGACGAACATTTCATTATCAGTAGCGATAGTGACTATGTTCAACTTATCAATCAAAATGTCAAACAATATAATGGGGTAGCTAATCAACTGATTACATTGGATGGTTATTTTGATGACAAGGGTAAGATTGTCAAAGATAAGAAAACAAAAGAACCTAAATTGTTAGAAGATCCACAATATTTACTATTCAAAAAATGTATGCGTGGTGATGGTACTGACAATGTGTTCAGTGCTTATCCGGGTGTACGTGAGAAAGGTAGCAAGAATAAAGTTGGCTTGATGGAAGCATATGCTGATAGAGAAAAACAGGGCTATCAGTGGAACAATTTACTACTTCAACGCTGGCTAGACCATAATGGGGTAGAACATCGTGTACGTGAGG